CTAAACTATTTTCTCGACAATTTTATCAACCAAGCTATCAAACTGATCCCCAAGAACATCTATGTATTTTTTAATAGCTAGTATTCTCACCACTTCCTCCTCGCATTCCACTTCTTCTGAAATTGTTTTTGTATAGAAGTGATGATCTTCAACGCCTTTTCTTTGTATTAGCCAATCAAAATCAATTCCATATTCTTGCTGTAAAAATTCTTTAACAGCAGCATGTTGGTAAACCTCAACTTCCGGAGGACGATTGCCAGGAAAAGAAAATAAGTTCCCTCTAGGATCCTCACCTACATCAGCATCCCTAACTGCAATAGCATTTAGTCCAGATTTACTCAAAATCTCTACTGCCTTTCTTACGGCAGTTTTATCACCAACATCAGTAATCTGAATGGATTTGAGGATGTCTCGCCTTTTCAGCCTTATTACTTGGCTAAGTAGTACCTTAGCAAAATGATCCTCAACACAAACATGCAGCCCTTTAAAATGACCGTCTGAGAGTATTGATCTTATGTGCGTTGTTGAAATGCCGTCTTTTATATCCACGCCAGTTTCATCACGAATCAATAATTTACGAGCCTCTGGAGGCAATGCATTTAAAATAACACTAGAATGAGTAGAAAGAATAATTTGATGTTTTCTCCGCTCACAAACCTCCATAAGATATTTCGTAAATTCATATTGCGCACTTTCATGAAGAGACGTTTCTGGCTCTTCTAAAACAAATAAGCTCTGTTCCGGGGATGTTTCTAACATATCAACGGTATAAAGCACCCGACCTTCGCCAAAGCCCATGTTATTTTCTGAATATGAATATCCAAGTCTTTCAACCATCCCTATTTCTGTCTCTCGTTTTCTATGCGATATTCCCTGAAATGCAACATCGTCATATGGATGACCGATAATTTTAGCCATCCTTGATATTATCTCTTGGTCAACATTCCTTCTCACTGTCAAATCGAAATCCCTTCCCCCATAGACACTGAGATCACGACGCTCAACTTTTGGAATGTATACAGTAAAACCTATATAATAACAATGTCTCTCCGGCTGACGTTTATATCCAGACCAAGAAGATTTTATACGTGAAACGGTTACATCTTGAGTTCTATTAGGGTCATTGGTTTCATATTTATAAATGACACTTGAATCCATTTTAAATGGACTCGGATCAGCTTTTGATACGGGGAAAAAGTCTTTTATATAAAGCCGTTTATAATCTTGTGCTGTTACCGGTTTTTTATATGCACAAATAGCTAATTGCCCAAGAGTACTTTTACCTGCGCCATTTAAACCAGAAATTGCCGTCACAGGAAAATCCAAGCTCAGAGTAATATCCTCTATACCTCGAAAACCTTTAATATCTATACTTCTCAGAGCCGAGCCAAAATTAGCATATTTATTTCTTGGAGAGTACTTACTTTTCAATTTACTTCTTATATCAGCCATACAAATCCCTATTCTGCTGTGTAATAGCCTAAATTAAAAACATTTTTAGACTATCAGATCCTTTTTAAGCTTTCTATGCTTGATTTTGTAGTATGTAAACCCAAGTAACCTCAAGATGCAGCATGATAGTACTCAAACAAGTTACCCCGGCTGCGGCCCTAAGTACAGGCTCCTGCAACTTGAAGCATCAATGGTTGTTTATCGTCTGGGGTTTTCCGGTTTACGCCACTGATAAGGTGGAGACTTCATGCGTTGGCGGTGCCGCTGTTTAGCGGCCAACACCATAGCTGTTTTAGTGCGGATTACCAGCTTATCCTGCCCGTTAAGTTCATGGCCCTCGCGACTAGCAATCTCTTCCAGGGCAGCGATAAGTAAAATTTTATTCATATGAGCCTCTATTGCTGATCTTCTGCATAAATCCCGGCGGAGATAATTGCGCCGCCAATTTCCCGTTGCCCATAAAGCAGGGGAACGGGATTGCCAGATGCTGTCGTGTTAACGGGACCACCAAACGCATAGGAGGGTTTGTTATCAGGTTCCTGACGCATTCGCAGGCCTGATACCTGCGGGGAAAGTAACTGGACTACTCCACCCAAGGCCATTGATGCTCCAACAAGGCCAATGTTTAATGCAGCGCCCTTCCCAATCAGTGCGGCACCTGCTGGACCAAGAGCTATACCACCAGCAATCAATGCTACACCGAGAACAGCCTGGAACAGACCTGCCCGCTTACTTCCTCGTATTACCGGAATAATTCTCAGCTCATCACCCGGCCCCAGGAGTTCAAACTCTTCGTGTCCGATATTGCGGCGATCCCGGAAAATAACAAAATCCAGCCCCTTTGCCCGAGCCTCACGCAGGTAAGCATCAAAGCCATCAATGGTGTTAGATAGCGCCCTGAATACTTCATTGGCAGACGTTAACGCGCGGCGATGTGTCCTGCCAAATCGCTGAGCCATTGAGCCGCTGAGTTTTATCGTGGTTTTCATAGTAGTTAATACCTGTTGCATATTACCCCCTGTCAGATACCGTTAAATGTCGCCAACCGTTGTTTGTGGTTGTCGCTCATATCGAAAGCAAAATCCTCGTGCTCAGCCTGGAAGGTACCGAACGCCATCAGCGCGGATACAGCCGGGTCTATCTTGTTGGAGGATTTCTTCTTGTTGGGCTTAATGTTGGCGTTGGCATCCGTCTCCATCACCACGTTACCAATCGCCCAGGACAAAACAGGATCGCCGCGATGGCGCACTACCTTACGGTTAACGAACACCTCAAATGATTTCGCCACCGGACTGAACTTGAGATAGGTTTGCGGGAAAGGCTCCACATCAAGCCCTGCTCCCTGTAGCTGGGTGCGCAGGTGCGTGGCGTTCCACGTATCGAAACCCACCAGCCGGATATTGAATGTTTCAGCGTCGTGCAGAATATCGTCACGGATGCGGTCATAGTCGATGCAGTCGCCGGGGGTAGTGCGTATCCATCCCGCTTTTACCCACTGGCGGTAGATGGCGCGGTTTTTGTTGGCGACGTTAAGTAGCTGGGCTTCCGGCAGATAATGACGGGTCAGCAGGCGGATCTCCCTGTCGAACGGGAAAGCGTAACTCACGCTGGTGATGTCGCTGGTAGAGGACAGGTCAAACCCGGCGTAGCACTCCATTCCGGCCAGATCGTCTTCGTTATAGTCGAGCGCACAGGCATCCCATGCACCGGCACCCATCCACGGCGTGGAGCCCTGACACCAGATATTGAAACGTTTGGTCAGCATTTCCACCCACTGCGACGGTATGCCCCGCGCTTTCTGGATGGTGGATTCCAGTTTCGCTGAGTCAACGGACACATGCAGGTTAGGGTTAGCCTTGATCCACATTTCAGGCTGCTCAACCTCGCTTTCGTCGTCCAGTTCGTAGATCAGGACAAACAGCGAATCGTTGCTCTCTTCCCCGGCCAGAATCTGGCAGCAGTAGTCATAATGCTGTTTACAGGCAGAGACAACGTTACTCCCGGCGGTAGTGATGGCGAACAAAATCGCCTCCGGACGTGCGCCCATACCCAGCTCGAGGGCGGAATAAACGCCGTTATCCGGGTGAAGGTGGTATTCATCGACAATCGCCAGACTGGGGTTAGTCCCTTCAATGGTGGCCGCTTTCGCCGCCAGCGGCTTTAACAGGCTGTTGCTCTTCGGAAAAATGACCTTATGCGCCTGGATATTGACGCGCTTTTTCAGCGGTTTCGACAGCAGGCACATCTGGCGGGCATCGTCGAACACGATTCGGGCCTGATCCCGGCTTACCGCCGCCGTGTAGATATCCTGCTGGCCCTTCTCCATTACCAGAAACCAGTTAGCCAGCATGGCGGCTACGGTTGATTTGGCGTTCTTGCGCGGCACCTCAATAAAGGCGCTGCTGTACTTACGGCGGCCTGACTCCCTGACTTTAAAGCCCAGCAGGTTAGCAAAAGCGAACTGTTGCCACGGCTCCAGCTCGATTGGCTGGCCCCGCAGCGGGCCTTTGACGTGCGGACAGAGCCGGGAGAAGGCGATAAACCGCTCCACGGTCGCCGCGTCGAACACATAGCGGGGGTCATTCAGGTCTGAAAAGTACCTCTCAACGGCCTGTTTCACGCGCTTACAGGCCGGAATTTCACCCGATTTAATGGCGTTTGCGTAATCATCCCAGACGGTCAAGATCGTCCTCCTCTTCCGTTTCTACCGGATTGCGGCGGCGGCTTACCGGATCAAAGCCCAGGAGCGACGACATTTTTATGAGAATTTTTTCGGCATCCGCTTTTGCGCTCAGTGCCGGGTTACGGCTCTCACCGCCCTGGCTGTTCACTATGCTGAATCCCCGCGTGGCAAGGTCTTCCACGGCTTTGCGGTACATCGAGTAATTGACGCAATACAGCTCAAGGTTGTTCCAGTCGGCAGGCGTCAGATCACCGCGCTCCGCCAGCTGCTTCGCCTTTGCTTTCCACTGCTGCGCCGCGATCTCATCAAGATAGGCGGGCGGTTTGGGTGGTCTTGCCATAACTTACTGTTTACCTGTCTGTTTTATTTTCAAAAAAAACACTGTGCGTAAAAATTTGAGGGGGCGGGTGGTGCCTTGCGGCTGGGGTTTTGTCCTGAAAACCTCCCCCACCCCGTCCATGCGGCCTGTCAGCGGTTGCGGAAGCATTCCATCACCTCCCGCTCACGTTCGCTCATGCGCTTCACTGGCTGGCGCTCATTGCGTCTGGTGCGGGCCCGCACAAAGCCATCACGGCATCGGGCCAGTGACTGATACAGATTCACCACGTCTTTCTCATTCATCGCTGGCCTCATACATCCAGTTATTACGCTGTGCTGCCCGCTCTTCCTGCTCGATGTAGAGCCCTGCTTTACGATTCGCTTTGGTGATGGGGTCCTGCTGCGTGGTCTTCTGGTTATGATGTGTCTGGCATAACGGCTGGTGGTTCCACTCCGGCCAGAACAGAACATCATCACCGCCATTGATAGGGATGATGTGATCGACAATCTTTGCAGGAACGTAGAGGCCCAGCTTCTGGCACTCAACACAAAGGGGGTGACGTTTCAGATACTGAGCGCGGTACTTCTCCCATGAGGCAGAGTAACCACGGGCGCGCCGATGGCCGCGTCTGGCATCCTGCTCCCGCCACGCTTCCCGCCTGTGCTCGTCACACTTGCCGGACCTTACCCGCTTATTACATCCCGGCTCATTGCACCGGCGTAGTGGTTGCCACGGCATCAGTACACCCCCACATCACGATAGACAGACCACAACGCAGAGACAGCCATCGGTATCTCTTTGGCGTCGGTATCACCAATCATCGTGCGGTACTCGTACAGCTGAGATACGTACATCAGACAGCCAATCTTGATAGCTGGCGTAAACTCCAGCCCGTTATCAAACCGCTTGCCGATATGCTTCTGGCAAACCTCCAGCGCCGCATCGATGTACGCCTGTATCAACGTATCTTCGTAATCATCATCAATACGGCAATGCAGCTTTGCTTCATCTAGGGTGATTTCAGTAGTCATTTCTCGGTCCCCTGTTTGCAGAGAATCTCAAGGCGCGTCATACCTGAGTCCGGTATGGGCGGCCCGATAATGTTGAGCGTCGCCCCGGCAAACGGGCCAGTCAGCACCTTCAGACGGTTGGCAGCAGTAATATCTCGACGGAAACGCACCCAGACACGGATCGTTGCTTCAGCAACCTCGGCACCAGCCGCTACCAGTTCACGACCGCTGATCCCCTTAACCTCAGCCCAGATGGTTTCCCCGTCTTCCCAGATCTGAATAACCTGACCAGATGGATCTCTGTGAGTAGTGAATACCCGGATAGTTACCCGGTTTCTCAGTCCCCCGGCTCTCATGCGTCACCTTCCTTGCCGTCCTTACTGATCTTCACTTCCTGCTTCCATGCCTGGCTAAACTCATCACCACCGTCACGCGGCGGCATCCCCTCACGCTCACGGGCTTCGTTCGGGTTCATGATCCCGTTCTTGATGCCTCGCTCATAAGTGGCGTAACGCTCGGTTGGCGTGGCGCGGAGAAGGTCAGCAGAGTCAAACTCCACCTGATAGCGGCTTCCCGGAACCGGGGAGGCCACCAGCAGCGCAGATTTGATTTGTTGTTCGAAGTTCGCCAGCCACGGGCGCATGGTCATGGTGAGAAAGGCGCGGCTCGCTTCGCTAAAGTTGCTGTAGGTGCTGTTGCTGTATTCCTGGAGGAAAATAGGCGACACGTTGAACATGCGGGCAATGTCTTCGATGGTGAAGCGGCGAGAGGCCAGCCATTCGGCATCCTGGTTGCTCATACCAAGCTGCTTGTAGTCCATCCCACCTTCAAGGATCGGCACTTTCCCAGCATTTTTAGCGCCTTTGTACCGATCCAGCGCATCCATAGCCTGCTTGCCCTTCACGCTGTCGAGATACTCATTTGTGGTTATGACTCCCGCCGCCATCATGCCATCTTTCATAACGCTGGCACCGTGGCGCTGCTGAGCCAGACCTAACCCCAGCGCCTCGCGGCAGATGGAAATTGGAGAGCGCCCCAGAAAACCATCATCGGTGGCATAGCGAAGATGCAAAATCTCTTCCTGGAGGTAAGTGCGCACAGCCCCGGTAAACGGCTCAGTAATGGTGTATTTGTACTTATGCTGGCCGATACGCTCAGGAACAACCGCCCCCGGCGCATACGGATGCAGGGATTGCGGCTGACCGTCGCGCCCCCACTGGATCACCGCATAGGCGTTACCGTTCAGCAAACAATGACGCATCATTGTGCGTTTAAACTGGTAAGGCGTCTGGCAGTCGTTCGGCTGCTCGTTCAGGAGAAAATCCACCGGGTGATTGCTCAGCCACTCCCGCGCCTCACGACCATTATCATTACGGACGCGGTAGAGGTAGCAGGGCATTGTCGCCACCGCCTCACTAATAACTGACACGGCGTTCATCACCGCAGGCAGAGATTCCGCAGTACCCGCAGACACATACTCGCCTGATCCGGTATTTGGAATCCCTGCCATCGCCAGCCACTCATCAATGGTCATGCTGCGCTGTTCGGAGGATTCAGACTTACGGCCAAACGGCCAGATATTCCACATATCAAAGCCCCGCTAATTCAGCCCAGCGGCGACGGTTATCGCCAGCGCGGCGCAGTTCAGGATGTTGGGAGAAAAGCGAACGGTGAGCGATTTCCACGCCAGATTCCGGGTAGGCGGGCATTGATGTTACGGTAATTTCCCGTAGTTCAGCGGCGGTCACGGTGCGCAGATATGGAGACTGAGCAATATCCCACGCCTCTTTCAGCGCAAGGAAACCGAAGCTCATGCCTGAGATATCCCCGCGCTCCACCAGCTCCAGCACATCGTTGCCAAGCTGGGTATTCGGCGGGGTCAGCTCGAAGCGCAGCCCGGTATCGTCTTCGGACAGCACCAGCGTGCCGGATTTGGTGCGGCCCAGCAGCTGGGTATAGTTATGCTCGTACAGCGCACGCACATCGCTACCGGATGCCAGGCTGTCTTTAAACGCTCCCGGCGCAAACTGCTCGCGGAACTCATCCCAGATAACTTCTGACAGGCTGTTCCAGCGCACGGCATAGCCCACCAGCTTTTTGTTGCTGGCGCTCACTTCGGAGGTACGGATTTCAAAATCGGTTGTTTTCATTACTGGACTCCACAGAGGGCAAAAAGGGGCCGCAGCCCCTTAAACGTCAAATCAGGAACCGGAGCCGGAAAGCTCAAGCACCTTTATGGCGTTGGAGTCCACCACGCCGCCGCCCAGGTATTTATCGGTATGCACCTTGTAGAAACCCGGTTCGGTGATGTTGTCAGGACGGGTACGCACGCCAGTGGTGTGATCCACAATGAAATAGCCGCGCTTGAAGTCGCCAACCGCGAGGAACGCTTTACCCGCCTCCGCATCCGGCATGGTTTCCAGATACTGAACAGGACGGCCCAGCAGCGTATCGGGAGAACCGGCAACCAGACGATCGCGCCAGATGTAATCCCCGTTGCCGTTTTTCAGCTTTTGCAGTTTTGCGGCGGTGTTGGAGTTCATCACCCATACGGCGTTCTTGCGGTATTTGGCTTTCAGCTTGTACAGCAGGTCGATCAGGCCATCAGAGGAAACGTCAGCGGCTTCCATCTTCTCCAGCGTGCCGAACGGACGGGTTTTATCAGCAGTGGCCGCGCGAGGGTAAGACAGGAACCCTTTGGATTTTTTATCACCGTCGCCGTTCACAAAGTCGCTTTCTTCGGTAGCGGTGAAGGTGTCAGCGATTTCAGAAGACAGCCAGCCCAAGATATCCACCTCGGAGAAGTCGAGAATCTCCTGGGTGGTTTTCGGGTAGGCGTAGATCGGGTTGAGTTTGATATCAACACGCTCCACCCTCGGCGTGCTGGTTTCGGTACGTGGTTCACCTTCGGTGCCGCGATTAACGGTAGTGCCGCCCACAGATACCAGCTTCTGGTATTCGTTGGTTTTGGTGGTCTTCACCGTTGCGATGGAGCGCATCACGCTATCATCCTGCAACTGGCGCATAATCTCTTTGTCCAGCTCAGGGATAACGGTATAGCCGCCGTCAGCCTGCACCAGAGTGGAGAGAGAGCGGGTATCACCGGTCATGATGTAGTGGCGCAGCTCGTCGTTGCTTACTGGCTCGCCTTCAACGGAAGTACCAGGCAGATTGCGCTGATCGTCGGCGACGGCTTCAAGACGGGTGATTTCAACTTCGAGGGAATCAGCCTGGGCGCGGAGTTCATCGAACTTTTTGCCCTCTTCTTCGTTCAGGCTGCGCTTTTCGGTGTCGGCTTTGTCAAGCATGGAGCGCATCTGGGTTTTGAGTGCTGCTTTCTGCTGGCGTAATTCGAGTAATTTCTTCATGGAGTGGTTTCCGTAACAATTAACGTTGAGACGTGAAACCAGCGCTTGGAGGGAAGGCCGTTAAATCTTTTTCTGCATCCCACAGACTGTACTCGCTACAGCTTGATTTAACGGCCAGTGGCGGCTCACGTCTGAGTGCCACTCTTCAAGATATACATGAAAAAATTTAAGGAAACCCACCTCAGAGCAGGGGGGAAGAATGAGTAAGTATGAGTACGAATAATTTACAAAAAAAGCATGTATGGATTTATCATTGACTGACTTTACGACAGAGGAGAAAGCACCATGAACCTGAGCGCAATGATTTATCCTGATACTTTTATTATTGAGGGAGAGATTTTCAAAGGTAAAAGAAACTCCCAAAAGAAACAGGTGTTAATTCCATACACTAATGAACCCGAAGTAATTATTGGTCAGCATATTATTCAAAGTGTCGGAAAAAATGAGATCAAGTTGAAAGTATTAGATATGAAGATGGTTCAAGGTGGAACGCTCAAAAGAGGTACAAAACATCCACATATGCTCACTCTCAGCATTGAAAACATAACAGAAAATGAACACAAGTCACCTACTAAAAGCAGCACATTCCACATTGGCTCGATTAACGGTGAGCAGGTTCAAGTAGGTGAAAGCAACCATATGCTTGTTAATATCAGTATTACTGAACTGGTTGAGAAGGTTGCTAAATCTGGAGATCCACAGGCTAAATCCGTGTTGAAACAATTGCTGGAAAATAGCACTGTTGCCAGCATTGTTGGTGCAGGTGCCTCAGCGTTGTTGAATTTACTGTAAAAAATGGCCTGGTATCTACCAGGCCTAATGTATCATTTCTCGCTCATCCAATCTGGTGGCGTTGGCATCTTATCTCTATATTCTTGCAAATGCTCAATCATCGCATCCAATTGTTCTCGATTAGTAGCCAGTATTTCTTCTGAAAGAGTGCTTCGAACAAAGTCATGATGATCGATCCAGAATAGTGCCCCATCTGAAAGCGCCTTCCGATATTCAGCGGTAGGCATTGCACTCATATCATGAAGCCCATAATGATCGTAATGTTCCTTTATTTCATGAATCGTAATAGGCATAAATTCTCCTTGTTTGTCTAACCTGCCGCATTTAGTGCCGCGTTTAGCAATGCCGCACTTAGCGCCGCACCAGTTTTCTCAAAAAATTACGCAAACCCAGTAATGACGGGGGTTTCAGTGAAATGCCGCACTTAGCGCGTGTATACAGGGACTAAGTGCGGCATTTGGTCATAAAACATACTAAATGCCGCACGTGCCGCACTTACCGCCGCATTTACTCGACTGTTACTGGGTAAAGGTTCTCACCCTCGATGCGAATAATTTGCTCACTCTCCAGCTTGTCCAGCCAGCGCGGGAATGACTTTCTCACTTTATCTGCCCCCAGTGTTGCACGCAGATCGTCTTTAATAACGGAGATAGTGCATGGCTCCCCCTTAGCTGTTCGGCTGCGTACTGCCTGCCATAGTGCATGGTGGTTATCGCTAAGACGGGAGACATTGGCCAATTCAGGCTCAACTTCTTTAGCCTCTCTCGGCTGATCGTGCACAACCAGAGAGCAAACAAGCTCACCATCTTCATCGGTGTAAAGCTCTGCCGTTCTCAGGTCATACGCTTTACGCTCTGGCTCCTCCGCGTCTTTCATCTTGGTACAGGTCAGAATAAGCGCCTTTCCATCCCCTTCACGCTTAACGTTAAATTCAGTATCAAGCGCAGCGCGGAAAGCACTGGAACCGCGAGCGCCTTTCCCTTCATCTTTGCCGGAGTGGTGAACTACCAGCACCGTTGCACCCGTTTTCTGTTTGATAACGTCACACCCTTCAATAAATGCCCCCATATCACGAGCATCATTCTCGTCGTTACCGCCAAAACAACGGGCCAGCGTATCGATCACCACCATGCGAACCGGCACACCACATTCAGCTTCAATCTGTCTGGCAGCCAGAAGCACTTCCGTTACCTCTGACTCGCGCACAGGAAACACCGGACGATTGACCAGCCAAAGGTTGTCTGCCTGTATGCCGTGCACCTGCTCCCAAGCCTTTATACGCCGGGGAACGCCTACGCCCCCCTCACCAACCACATACAGCACCGCGCCGGAAGTGACCTTCTTCCCAGCCCATGGCAGACCCGCAGCAATGTGACAGGCCCACGATACAGCGAGAAAACTCTTATACGAACCGCTGGGACCGTAAATGCTGCACAGTGATTGCGCTGGCAGAAAATGTTTAAGGATATAGTCCTGACGGATATCAAAGCCCTCAGAACCGCGAGAGAGAGGCAGCTTTGTCCTGAACTTTGCACCAGCATCAGGGAAGACCCGGTGAATGCGCTGCACGTCAGACAGCATGGCATTCATTTCCCCTTCGCCTATCTCTTCCACCAGCACAGAACGCCGCGCGGTAATCATTTGTTTGCGGTCCGTGTCGAGATACCCGGCATCACAAAGCTCCTCATACGGCATTGCTGCTATCTGGTTGAGGCGAGCCACCAGCTTTCCGTAACGGGTAGTGGGGTCCTTATGCTGGTGGAGGGCTTTATCCAAATCGCTGCGACTGTACTGCTTGCCATGCGCCCACAGGTAAGAACAGGTGAACAGAGCATCAGATACAGTTTCTACAGCTGTCAGTTGTACCGTCATTTTGGTATGCCTCCGCTCATCTGGAATTTGCCGATCAGAGGATGGAACCAGTACGCAGAGCCATATTTGCGCTTAGCACTGCGCAACACCAGCCGCGCCGCTTCCCTGAACTTTTCATCAGGCGCAACGAACCCGCCAGATTTCAGCTTAACCAGCATCACCCCTGTGTTTTTCGCCAGCTCCTCAGCCTTTTTGGTTGAGATACCGTATTCAGCAGCCAGTGTTGCTACTGGCGTCATACCCGGAGGGATTTCTCCGCCCTGACTATCGGTAAGTGATTTAACCTGAGCCTCAAGGCGCAAAACCTTCTCAACCAGCAGATCAACGCGGTTAGCAAGTTCGTTAAACTTCACATTGCTGATCATGGTCTTGCCTCCTGCGTTTCAGGGTCTGAAAAAGTAGAAATATCCAGTGAGTTTGCCAGTTCGTCAGAAAGGCGCTGAGCCAGGTGCGTTAAACTCATTACATGGATACGCTCCGCCTCCCCCTTGATAGTTGAAAGGTAAGCAGCACATGACATGAGCGCAGCAACCTCTTGCGCCAGTAACAGCAAATCTTTTTTGCTGCGGTAGGTGTAAAAGTTATCCATTGAGCGCTCCCGTTTCATTCTGCTCCACCATGCTTGCCGCAAGTTGATCCGATACTCGTCTGGCCAGACTGATAAGGTTTTCACGCTCAACCTGATCAACGTCGTACTCTTCGACAACCATCAACAACGCAGCCAGTTCACAGGCTATTGACGCACTTTTATTGGTTAATTCACGCATGGCGCACCTCCTGAATAGCTGCGCTATCGAACTCCCAGCCACGGCGGGTGGTGTAATCGAAAAACGCAACGCGACAAGGAGACTGGGCGCGGATTTTGGCAGCGAAAACCAAATCCCAGCCGGGGAATGCAGCGCGGGCTTTATCTTCCGTATCAGCATCAAAGCGGAGTACTACAGGTGTGCATTTTGGGGTGTGGTCTGGGGTTGCCAGGAATAACCATGTAAATTCCGGGCGAGTTTGGGTATGCTGTTGATCAGCCATAACTGTTACTCCGATTAACGGTTTGGTTAGACGCCCTGGTACTGCTCTAACAGTCCGGGGCGTTGCTTTTTGGTATGCACCTGTCATACACTTGATTACCATTTCAAAGTAATCAGGTGTCAACCAAATGTCAACCATAGAAATTAAAGCCAAAGGTAACAAGCAGATCGCATTACGCGTAGAACCAAACCTAGAAGAAGGAATTAAACAGGCTCTGGCGCAAGATGGTGACGCTTCTGTATCAGCATGGATAAAGCGAATAATCCGCAAAGAGTTACAGCAGCGAGGCATTGAGCCGAAAAGCTGATACCCAAAATCTGGGTAACGGTCGAAACTACGGAGTTCCTCCGGGGTATGCTGCATTGCAGTACACCCCGCACGCCGATCCAGTTCTCCCCAGATTTGGGGAAATGGGGTATGCGCCAATGCCGTACACCTTAACCGCGCCAATGGCGCAGTTCCTGCAATCACAGGAGCGCTCAGGCTTTGACCACCAGCGCAAGGCCTGGTATGCTGATCCTGTTTAGATTTGATGTGACTACTTGGGCGACCCTGCAAGGTCGCCTTTGTTTTATTTATCACCCGCATTTTTACCCCCATCCAGTACACCAGCATCTATCAGCTTTTTAGCCAGCCACTGAACTCCCTTCGGAGTAAACTTCGCCTGCGTAAAAGCGTGCCCGTTGTTCGTGCTCTCGCCTGTCTTAAGAGTGAATCTGCCAGCATCCATATGGTGGGCATAAGGCGTCAGCTTTCCGGCCAGTGGATACATGACCCCCTGATCAATGAGGAACCGGCGCAGCTGGGTCTCTTTCACCCCAAGCAATTTCGATACCTCCCGAAATCCCATGCTGCCGGACGCCTCGACGAAGCGATCGACAAAACTTGCCTTGGTGGCAGTGATAGCGAGCTGGGTTTCGAGATGAAGGGACTTTTCAGCCAGATCAGCAGCAAGGCGCAAAGCATCCGGGAGAGACTGAGGGAGAGTAGAGACAGACTTAGCCTGGCGTTCGCAGTTGATAAAGTAGCGCCGTACCTCTCGCCCTTTATCGTTGCGCTCGACCATCGCCAGCTCTTTACCCATGTCGATAGTTATCATGTAGTCATGCTCAATCTGTTGGCGATTTTTTGCGCTCCCCGGAACGGGGGAGCTCAGATTTTCAACAGTGATGTAATCAACGCCCGCCAGAAACCCATACTGATTAATGCGCCCTTTGATCCATGTCGTGAAATCGCGCCCCACACCAAGAAAGGAATGGAGACTCCTGGCGCTAACAGATGAAACCGACTGACCGCCAATACTGCCAGGCGAGACGGGTACAAGCTCAGGTAAATTTCCCATACCATTCCTCAGGCTGTTTGTGTGCGACGAGTGGAGGCCAGATAGCAATCGAGATCGGCCTTCATATAAATGACCTTGCGCCCTACCTTATGATGTGGAATACCCACTTTTCCGGTATGAGCCCAATTAGCCAACGTTTGGGAGTTAACGCCAAGATAAGCAGCTGCTTCTGCGCGGGTCAGGCGTTCTAATGTGAAAGGAGAATTGACTAACTTCATATTTATCACCGTGTATTAATGGTTAACAACAGTGATAAATATCTATGATGACGTAATGCCTTATCAGTCCTGTAACTGGCTACAGGTTCTCATCTACCGGATGCAGAGACACAACAACCAGCAATATCCCCCCATTAACTGGCTAATGGGGGGAATACTAATTCAAGTCTTGTATATTTTTCTGGTTTTGGTGGCCTCAAGCCAGAGAGTGTTATCCAATTATCCAATGCATTCCGACTTACCCTCCCATGATAATGGGCAGCTAAAGCATCAAGAAGCGCAGTTTTCGCACCACAAGGATATTTTCCCCAGGTGAGTCTAATGACTTCAATTACCTCTGAATAATATGGACTACGTGGCCTTTTTGCCTTTTCTCTTTGAGATTCTGAAATTGCCTTCTGAGCTATTTCATTAAATTCCTTAAGAGATATCTCATCACTAAAAACCCCTTCCATTAGCAATTTAACGCCAATCCTGGCAAGGTTATCTGCATTGTTATTCATGCCAATAAAATGCAACGCAAGAGCGGCATTTAAAACAGTGATGCCATCACCCGACAATGGAACATCAGCCAAGAATGGGGTTTGTTTTTCATCCATATATAGTAAGGTTTTGATTACCTGTTCATCGCTACCAGATTCATTAGCATCCACACCAATAAAGTAAAGAAATTCCTCCAGGGGCTTTTCCGAGTCTTCAAAATAGCCAATTATTGTATTAACCATTTTGCGGGCAGAATTTTCTGAACCACCGGCTTTGAACGCATCACGCAAAATAGAAACAGATGTGGAATCAGTACCATCAACAAACAATTCGTTTATGTACGTACCAACTATCATTTTTCTAAAATCAATTTCTGATTTTGTCATGATTTATAACCTTTATTATCATTTGAAATCTCGAAGATTAGTTTTCTTTTCTGATCTTCGTTTAAACTTTCCAAAACAGCCATTAACTGAGTATTAATATCTTTTATATTTTCAGACATTCCAGCATGTTCAAGGATTGCCCGCTCTATTCTTGAGGCTGGCTCCAAAAGTTCATCGGCGCTGAAATGCAAATAACCCTGCGTAACATCGGCACTTCTCATCGTGCGGTGATTAAGTAGGCGTTTCAGGATGTAGTTTCCAACGCCCACCAGCTCAGCAACAGTGCCGAAAGTGCGACGACCGTCATGCCATTTAAACGAGATGGGCTGGAGCAAATCAGGGTTAAGTTCTGGTACGGTGGCAGCGCTTATGCGTTCGATAATATGCCTGTATTCCTTGATAACTCCCTTATCACCAGGGAAAACTAATACACCATCGGCAGCTTTCATTTTTGCTCGACGACGAAACAGTTTTAAAAGAGTCTCCGTGACAGGTAGCTCAAGCGGATCACCGTTCTTTGTGGCATCTATCCAGAAATAGCGGCCACCTAAATTAACCCTGTCCCAACTAAGCTCTAAAATTTCTGATTTGCGTAATCCGGTAAAAATCGACATTTCCACTGCATCACAAACTGCAGCAGCAATATCATCACGGCCCTGCTCGGCCAAGCTGCGAACGCTGGCTAAAGCGCTAAACCACCTGGCAAGCTCATTGGTACGGATACGCTCAGTTTTCCTGACTGTTCCATGCCATTTTCGCTTAGTGCTGAGCACCATCGTAGGAGGGTCAGGAAGAAGGGTTTTACCCTGATCGTCTCGGTAATGGTCGTGAGAGAAACGGTATATAGCCCGCAACACTCGCGCCCATAGATCAGCTTGCGCTTTACTACCGGTTCCTACACCAGCGCGTAGCGTTGATTTGTCAGCGCCAAACCACACGGAACCATCAGTTACAGCCTTATGTCTTGCCTCCACCCGCTCCCTGCTGATCGAAGCGATTGGCTGCTTCATCCAGTCACCTGAGTAATTTTGCAGGATGGAGCGATATTGCGTTGCTGTATCTGCGCTTAACCTTGCATCACGGCTCTCGATGTAAGTATCCAGTGCCTCAGCAAGCGTCACGGAAGCCTTTTCGCTAATACGCCTTTCAACATTCGGGTTTCTGCCAGTGGTGGCTACATCCCCCAACAGCTCAAGAGCCTTTGCCCTGGCATTATCAATCGTGAGATCAGGGAAGCGCCCCAGCGTGGCACGGATGAACTTGCCATTACGTTTACGGGAGATGCAGAAGCTCTTAACGCCACTGATGCCCACGCGAACACGCAGGCCGTTAACGACGGTATCACCATACTCAACCTGACCACGTTCCGCAGCTGGCAGACTTTCAAGTTTAGCTTTAGTGAATTTGAATGTTTCCACAAACACCCCATACCAAACGATTAGGGTATCCTGCAA